ATCACTTACTCCTCCTTGCATTTCTTAAATGCATTTAAGGTTTTGATATGGCAGAAAGTTATAGCTCCACCATGCACATATTATCTCATGGCATAACCTGCTAGTCAAGCTGAGAGGCTCTGTATGGCGCTGTGAGCAACGATAACAGAAGGAAGGGTAGGGTATAGGGTACTGGTATAACGTCGCTGAGAGAGCGCTACAGGCAGGACAGCGTCGCTAGATGCGACTATTACAGGCAAAAAAAAGCCCCACCATATAGGCAGGGCTTCGGAGTGCTGATGTTATAGCGTCGCTAGATGCGACTACTGGGACAATTCAGCGTAAGCGATCAGCAGGAAACAGGCTATCAGTATCAGGCCGATAGTGTCGTTCACTTGGCGATTTTCTGGGCGAGGAAAGCAAGCATTTCATCTGTTGTTAAGCCGTACTTATCAGAGTGACCCAGCTTTTCGCACGCCGCCCACCATGCCAGCAGGTTATTTTGCGTGTCATTGGTGCCGGTTTCGCCGTCGCTCTCGCCATCGCTGTCAGATACCTTTGGTGCGGATGGTATACGTAATGCTTTGGATAGTGCATCGATACCCTTGGCGCCCTTGTCGATCTGTTTTTGAACTACCTTCTGACCGGCGGCGGGAGTCTTAACTTTGTGATAATCGGCCATTGCTTTGTCTAGACCAGTAGCAACCTTCAGGATACAGCGTACCATGCTGGTTTGTGAGTCTTTAGAGCCGGTGCTACCGCTCAGTGTCTCTTTGTAACCATTGCAATAGTCTTTCATATCCTGCGCGGTATGGATCGCTTGTGCATCCTTTAAAAGCCTGTTAACAATTGTCAGCGATGTTTCGGTCTGCCATGTACCAAACTGTCGGCCAGCAAGGAAAGGGGCGCTTGTGTTGGATTGTATGTTTTCAGCTTTCATATATATATCTACCTATAACAACAGTGCGATATAGCACCATGACAACAGTGTGAATGGTTGGTTTTCAAATGTCAACAGATAAAGACAAATAAACCTTAAATGCATTTAAGTTTTTATAGGCTCTTAGCGTCCCTGTATGGGCCTGTATCGGTCGATAGTGTTGGGCTATATGTGGACCTTCCTTGCCTCACATCTTCGCTGATTTGCTCAGACCTACACAGATCAGGCACCGGGGAGGGGATTTTGCAACTCTGCGCGCGGTTGGTCCTGCCTAGACACAAAAAAGAGTCAAATTAGGCCATAGTAATTTTAGTTATTTGTTTTATTTTTCAAGTAATTGCATAATGCAAGTTGCATATTGCTAATCTGCACTGTAACTACACAGAATCTGCACTGTAAATCTACTGTGCTCTGGGTAATTTTACATCTTTTACAGATTCTTCTTGACTTTTTACTAAAAGTATGATATAATAATATGTATATATAGAACAATACAGTTCCTAGCTACAAACATACAACTATTACTTACAACAATTAGGAACAAATATAAAAAAAACCAGAAACCCAACTAGGTTAAGTCTATATAGTATGGATAACGACGTTAAACAGAGCAATCCTGTTGGTCGCCCTAAGAAGTCTTCTGTTTCCTCTAAGAAAAAAGGAGGCAGAAAGGCTGTAGGTAGGCCAAAGGGTGATGCAGCTATCATAAATGAGTACAAGGCAAGGATGTTAAACTCTCCTCGTTCTCGTGCCGTGATGGATGCTATATTTGAAGCAGCTACAGACCCAGACCATAAGAACCAAGCAGCAGCATGGAAGCTAGTTATGGATCGTATTCTTCCTGTTGCTGCATTTGAAAAGGATATAGTAAAAGATGCAGGAAGAAATGCGATACAGATTAACATCACTGGCGTTGGAGCTACGTCTATTACAGAAGGAAGTGAAACTACAGGGACAGAAGAAGATGTTGTCGTTGCAGTCCAAGATCCATCAAGTTAATAAAGCTCTTAAGCATCTTGTACATGAAATACTTCACTAAAGAAGAGTTTAACTGTCAACATACTGGTGAGAACCGTATGGAGCAGGAGTTTCTAGAAAAACTAGACGAACTTAGAGACCGTTGTGGTTTTTCTTTTGTTATTACTAGCGGCTACAGAAGCCCTAGCCACCCTATAGAAGCTAAAAAGGACGTACCCGGAACTCATGCACAAGGCATCGCAGCAGACATAAAAATAACTAATGCTGCTAAAAGGTACACAATAATAAAAGAAGCTTTGTTTATGGGATTTTGTGGTGTGGGTGTCGCTAGTAACTTTATTCATGTAGACACAAGGGGTACAGCACCCGTAATTTGGACATACTAAACATGATTACTATTGTGGGTGCTGATTGGTGTCCTGCTTGTAAAAACGCAAAGAAAACAGCAAAAGAATACGACTTAAACTACAAGTACGTACACATACCTCCGGGTAAAGCAGGTTGGGATTTAGTAGAACAACTGACAGGAAAGAGATCTATACCACAAATCTTTTACCACTTTGGTGGTTCAAAAGAATTTAAAGAAGCCCTAAATAACGTAGGAGAACTTATACAATGAAGTCTATCAACGAAATGATCTTTGGGTTTGCAACAGTGTTTTTTATATCACTGGTTGCTGTGGGAAGTGCAGCAGAAACTGTTATCAATTACGACGACGGATCTACTTACACCCTGTCAGAGAACCAAGAGATCTACATCAGTACGCCTAAGAGTGCTTTGTTCAAGAGACAACTGATGGGTAACAAAGACACGTTCTTTCGTGTACAAAAGCCTTGGACTAAGCGTGACTACGTACCAGTAACATCAGACAACTACACAGTAGGATCACATCAGTGGTGTAAGACTTACGTACCGTGGTCTGAAGGTTTATCGTTTGACATGATTACGTGGCAACAATCCTGTGACACCGACAACGACGGTAAGTACGGTTGTGGTGACTCTCAGTTTGATAACTCAGAAGACGCTGGAGTTTGTAGCGTTTAATGAGCAAGATTTCTAATACTTTGTTAGAGCGTGTAGTAATAGGAAGCTGTATTGCTGTTATGGCGTGGTCAGGTTTATTTTTGTATTATTTAGCGAGTGTCTCCTGACAGACCTTAACGTACAACTGTTGCCGTGGCAGCAGGAAGTCTACTCTGATCCTACTAGGTTCAAGGTAGTAGCCGCAGGACGAAGAACAGGGAAGTCCCGTCTAGCTGCTTGGATGTTAATTATTAATGCACTACAGACCGATAGAGGTCAAGTTTTTTACGTTGCGCCTACGCAGGGTCAAGCAAGAGACATCATGTGGCAAACCCTGCTAGAGCTAGGACACCCTGTTATCTCAGGTTCGCACATAAACAACCTGCAGATCAAGCTGGTCAACGGGGCCATGATTAGTCTCAAAGGAGCCGACAGGCCAGAGACAATGCGTGGTGTGTCCTTGAAGTTTCTCGTGATGGACGAGTACGCAGACATGAAGCCTGACGTATGGGAACAGATACTCCGTCCAGCACTAGCAGACCAAAAGGGTTCTGCAATGTTCATAGGTACGCCTATGGGAAGAAATCATTTTTATGAATTGTATAAATTTGCAGAGCTAGGTGACGATGAGACTTACAGGGGCTGGCATTTCACCAGCTACGACAACCCAATCTTGGACGCATCTGAAATCGACTTGGCAAAAAAATCAATGTCGAGTTATGCCTTTAGACAAGAGTTTATGGCCTCGTTTGAAGCCAGAGGCTCAGAAATGTTTAAAGAAGATTGGATACAGTTTGGAGAAGAACCAGAAGAAGGTGATTACTACATAGCTATTGACCTTGCTGGTTTTGAAGAAGTAAATAAGAAAAGGACAAAGAACGCTAAACTAGATGAAACTGCAATTGCTGTTGTTAAAGCTGGGCCTAATGGTTGGTACGTTGATAATATTATACACGGGCGGTGGGGCTTTGATGAGACTGCCACCAAGATATTTCAGGCCGTTAGAGACTACAGACCCATTAGCGTTGGTATTGAAAAAGGAGTGTTAAGGCAAGCTATTATGAGTCCTTTAACTAACCTAATGAAACAATACGGAAGATTTTTTAGAGTTGAAGAACTGTCTCATGGTAACAAGAAAAAAACTGACAGAGTTATGTACGCTTTACAAGGAAGATTTGAAAACGCTCAAGTTACTTTAAACAAAGGTTCATGGAATAATAAATTCTTAGATCAGTTGTTTCAGTTTCCTGATGTACTAACCCACGATGATTTAGTTGACGCATTAGCCTATATAGATCAGTTAGCTAAAGTAGCATACGATTATGATTTTGAAATAAACAATCACGAAATACTAGACGTAGTAGCAGGATACTAAAGTGACTAAAAAAGTTTTTAGACCGTTTAATACCTACGGTATCTACGCTATCTCTGCCGTAGTGTTTTTTACACTAGGTTACAGCGTAGCAATAATTTAAGGAAAGTACTATGGCAGAAGATATCTATAAACCAGACCCTTTAATGATTCAAGAGTCAATTGAACAATGGGTAATGACTAAGTGTGAAGATTGGCGCGACTACTACGAGTCAAACTACGAAGATCGCTTTGATGAATACTACAGACTTTGGAGAGGACAATGGGATCCATCAGACTCAGAACGAGGGTCAGAACGTTCCAGAATCATAGCTCCTGCACTACAACAAGCTGTAGAGTCTAACGTAGCAGAACTAGAAGAAGCTACGTTTGGTAGAGGTAAATGGTTTGACATTGCTGACGACACTAATGACAAAGACCGGCAGGACGTACAGTACCTTCGGAACAAGTTAACTGAAGATTTTGAAAAGTGTAAAGTACGAAAAGCTGTTGCAGAGTGTCTTATTAACTCCGCTGTGTTTGGTACAGGTATAGGTGAAGTAGTTCTTGAAGAAATTAAAGAAATGGCACCCGCTACTCAACCTATTATGAATGGAGACTTAACTGCTGTAGGTGTCAACATTACAGATAGAGTAGTAGTTAAATTAAAACCAGTACTACCACAAAACTTTCTTATTGATCCTGTAGCTACTTCGGTAGATGATGCTTATGGCGTAGCAATTGATGAGTTTGTTTCTAAGCACAGCGTAGAATTATTACAAGAACAAAAAATTTATCGTGATGTACATGTTGGTTCTGCTGCGCCTGATACAGACTTAGAGCCTGACCAAGACCTTACAATTTACAACGACGACAAGGTTCGTTTAACTAAATACTATGGTTTAGTACCTCGTGAGTTACTTGAGGCTGAAGATGTAGAAGTAGAGTCAGAGTCAATGTACGTTGAGGCTATAGTAGTTATAGCTAACGGCGGTACGCTACTAAAAGCTGAAGCTAACCCGTACATGATGGGTGACCGTCCTGTTGTTGCGTTTCCTTGGGACGTAGTACCCGGAAGATTCTGGGGCCGTGGTGTGTGTGAGAAGGGTTACAACTCCCAGAAAGCTCTCGACACTGAACTACGCGCACGTATTGACGCACTTAGTCTTACGATTCATCCTATGCTTGCTATTGACGCAACTAGGCTCCCTCGTGGTG